GTTGCCGCAGGTCTTGCGAAGGTTGCCAAAATCGCAGCTACTAAATTCAACCCAAGCGGCGGTGCATCTGCACCATCAGGTGGTGGAGGTGGAGGCGGTGCAATGGGTGGAGGTGGTATGGGCGGTTCAACTGCTGCACCTTCACTTGACCTTTCCTTTTTGAACAACGGACAAACCAAAGCGCAACCGATTCAAAGTTACGTTTTAGCTACTAATGTAACGAGCGCGCAAGATGCGCAACAGAAGATTTTAGACCAATCAAAATTAATTAAATAAAATGAAAGAAGAAGAAGTAAAAGTCATTGAGTACACCATTGATGACAGTGGATATCTTGGTGTTCACGCAATGAGCCTTGTGGAAAATCCTGCTATTGAAGTGGATTTTGTAGCACTATCTAAGACTCGCAAAGTCCAACAGGCTGCCGTTGAGGAAGGTGAACGCAAGATGGTGTACGGTGCGGTGATGCTACCCGAACAATTGATCTACCGAGTTGATACCGCAGGGCGTGAGTACTACTGCAAATATTCTAAAGAGACAATCAATAAGATTGCGCAGGAATATCTTAAAAGGAATATGCACCACAATTCTAATTTAGAACATGAGATACCAGTAGCAGGATGTACTGTTGTGGAGTCTTGGATTACAGAAGGTCAATTTGATAAGAGTCAAAACTTTGGATTTTCTTTCCCCGAAGGTACTTGGTGCATTGGTATGAAAATAGATAACGATGAGGTGTGGCAATCCATTAAGCAAGGTGATGTTAAAGGCTTTTCATTGGAGGGATTTTTCACTGAGATTAGTGACGAATATATGACTCAGCAGGAGATTGAAAAGATAATGAAGGAACTTGAAAATGAGTTAAGCGGATTGTAATGTACTCGTTCAGCATACCGTAAGATCTGCTAGCGAGTCAATTTATTACACCAGTGCAGGTGTATTGTTTACCCGACAAAAAAAGGCCTCCACGTTTGGGGGCCTTTCTTGTTACAACAACTAAACAAAACTTAAACGAAAACTATGCTGGAACAAAAGTAGTGTTTTTGCTACTTATGATTAGAAAAAGTAAAACATAGATATGAACAAAGTAACAGAAATTGTTTCTAAGTACGCAGATCGATTGAAGGCATTCGGCATTCAATTGTCAGCAGAAGGAGAAATAACAAAGGAGCAACAAATGGCAATGGCTATTCTTGCTGATGGCACGGAGGTATATTCTCCCGATGCTGAATTCAAAGTTGGTAGCGAACTTTTCGTAATGGATGCAGAAGGCAACCCAATGCCCGCACCCGATGGAGAACACACAACTGCCGAGGGTAAAGTAATTGTTGTAAGCGGTGGTGTTATTGCTGAGATCAAAGAACCAATGGAAGAAGAACCAAAGGTTGAAATCGAAATTGAAAAGGAAGAACAAGCTGCTTTCGATGGTGTTAGCCGTGAAGAATTCGAGTCAACAATCAATTCTTTGATGGAGGCTTTTGAGGCTAAGATTGCATCATTGAACGCTGAGAAAGAAACTCTTTCTTCTGCTATCGAAAAGATGTCAAAGCAACCAGCTACCGATTCAGTTAAAAAATCAGTTGCAGTAGCACAAAGCGCACCAATTGACTTGGCTAAAATGGATTCTAAGAATAGAATCTTTTCAATCATAAATAAATACAATAAAAAATAAAAAAAGAAAAAAATGGCTGATTCATTGACCATTAACAATTCAACCTACGCAGGTGAATTAGCGTTGCCATACATCAACGCAGCTATCTTATCAGGAGATACTTTAGCTAAAAATTATGTAACTCTTAAAGAGGGTGTAAAGTACAAAGCAGTTATGAAGAAGTTGTCAAATGCGGCATCTTTGGTACAAGCTGCATCTTGCGATTTCTCTCAAGCTGGCGATTTGCAATTGGATGAGTCAGTATTGACTGTGTCTGATTTGAAAGTAAACTTGGAGTTGTGTAAGAAAGAATTTGCACGTGATTGGGAAGCATCTCAAACTGGACGTGGATTTATCAATGACGTTGTTCCTGCTAACTTCTCTGACTTTTTGATCGGTTACGCCGCTGCTAAAGTTGCTGAGAATATCGAATTTACAATTTGGCAAGGTAATACAACTGTTGGTTCTACTTATCCTGCATTCGATGGATTTGAAAAACAAATCAACGCAACAGCTGGAACATATGCTAACTTTACTTGGACTGCGGGAGCAATGGCAGTTGGTACTGTAATCGCTAACTTGAATCAAGTAATTAACAACTTGCCAGTTGCTTTGATCGGTTCACCTGAAACTAAGTTGTATATGAATCGTCAAACTGCTCAATACTATCGTCAAGCAGTGAGCGCATTGGGATATGCTAACTTATTCCAAGCATCTGATGAGTTCAACTTGCAATTCAACGGATATGACATTTATGTATGTCCCGGAATGAGCAACGGAACTGTAATTGCTGCACAACCTTCTAACCTATTTGTTGGTGTTGATGCTAACTCTGATTTCGCTGAGGTAAGAGTAGTTGATATGTCTTTAACTGACGCATCTGACAACGTTCGTATGGCAATGAGATTCCGTGTAGGAGTTCAAGTTGGAGTTTACCAAGACGTTGTTTTTGGTTCTAACACCTAATTAATAACCACAAGTAGAGGGGAAGGTGGTTAGCTCTGCCTTCCCTTTATTTTAACTCTAAAAAAAATATAAAATTATGGCTTGTGAATTAACCGCAGGATTTACACTTGATTGCAAAGATACCATTGGTGGAATCAAAGCAATTTACTTGCAACAACACGCTGACTTTTTGACCAATGTTACCATTGATGCAGGAACTCAAGAAGTTGATGGATTGCCAACCGCATCTGTCTACAAATACATTTGTCCAAAGCACACAGGTAGCTTCAACGAAGAGGTGGCATCAAGTGTTGAGAATGGAACTATTTTCTATACTCAAATTGTTGCCGCTACATTCTTTGCTTTGAGTCCTGCACGCAGAAAGCAATTAGAATTAGTTGCCAAGAATCGTCTTATTGTTTTTGTTCAAGATAACAACAATAACATTTGGATGGTTGGTCGTATGGATGGCGCAGAAGTTACTGCAATGACTACTTCAACAGGAACTGCCAAAGGTGACTTGAATGGTTACACCATTACATTCACTGCAGAAGAAGCCAACAAGGCGTATCGTTTGGAATCATTTAATGCAATTCCTTTCGATAACTATGCTGGAATCACTGTTGTAGCACCAACAATTTAATTATCTTTGTAGGTAATGAATTATCTGCAAACTAATACCGCCTCGCAAACCCTTCTTCTTTCATTAGAAGAGGGGGTTTTGCTTTTACCTACCTTTACCGACTATCTGTTAATCTTACAAAATGAGATTACACTACAATTATTTGCGGTTATTCCTATCGTAATAGATAGCAATGAGCGAATAACTACTTTGAGCGTGAGCACTGATACAGATGATGCGGAGAATGGTAGTATTCTTATCACTCAAAGCGGTCGTTACAATTATATTATTTATGGTCAAAATTCGGGTGGCAACCTTGATCCTGCTTCTGCTGATGTGGTTGGAGAGATTAAGCGTGGCTATATTGAATTTAATACGCTAACCGCATACTTTGACCAACCGAGTTTAACAATCCCTAATGACATCGAATACAATGGCTAACATTGACGAAATAAAACAACGCATTGGAGCAACTCAAATTGAGTTATCTAAATACGTTAAAATTGAACCCATTGAGAAAGAAGATAGAAAGGGATGGGTTAACTATGGTGAAGGCAATGCTTTCCCACAATATTTGATTGAACTTTACAATGAGTCACCAATTCACGGAGCGTTGGTGAACTCAATTAGTTATATGATTGCAGGACGTGAATTGACTGCATCAACTCCACAAGCTGTAAAAGAAATTCAGCGTTTAAATTTAGACTCAATAATTCACCCAACATCTTTAGATTTAAAGTTGCAAGGTGGGTTTTATTGGGAGATTATTTGGTCAATGGATAGAAGCACCATTGCACAAATTAATCATTTGCCTTTTGAGAATTGTCGTTTAGCTTGTAGTGATGAAGAAGATGA